AAGCTCAGCCGCGCTTGTTCCTTCCCCCCGCGCCCGCTGCATCATGAGATCTTGCAACTCGGTACCCTGACCGCCGCCTACCTCGTACTTAGACTTGCCTGGTTTCTCGCCAAGTAGAAAATCACCCATGCTTCACCTCACTTCGTTTTCAAAGTTCCTTGGCGCATGACGCCGGATTTCTTACCTATTGTAACCATAACGTCCGAAATGGAATAACCTTTTTGGATGCCAGCCGGTACCGCTGCCTCTTCATCATACAGACGGATCTTGAACGCTTGGCATTTGCCGTTTCCGTATCGCGGCTTGAGTCTAAACTGTGCCGGGGGGTCTGCTGCGAACGCTGCGTTGATTACAAACGATCCAACTTGCGGATTGGTATCTATGTAGTCATAATAAATCTCATAGTTGATGGTGCATTCTGTGTACACTTCCCCAAGAAGAGAGATCCACCACACTCGCTGATAGCCTTGCAGCCCGGTCAGCTTGATCCATGAGGTTGTCAGGTCAAGGGGGATGTAATTAGCCGCCGCTGTATCAATCCAGGTGACACCCTCTCGGTACACAAGCCCATCTGTCCTAATCATAACGTAGTTGTCTTGCCAGATAGCAGAATCAACCGTTTCCCAGGGAACAAACGACTCTCCAGCCTGCGGAGCCTCAAAGACACTCCACTGATTTACGAAGTAGTCATAGACCAGCATGTTCTGATCTTCTAACAGGAACCGGACCTGGTTCTTGTTCTCTACCAACTCAGCCTTGAGAACCGTCTGGGTGTTGTACTCTTCCACAGGAGCGCCCACGTACGAAACCTGCAAGTTGCGCCCCAGCATGTAGATCCCTTTGTGGGATTTGAACATGATCCCCTTATCAGTCCACACAATAGAAGCCCGGGATATACACCCAACGTCAGAGGTGATTTGGTAGTCTTCAGAGAACGTACCCACCCCGGTATCAATAGGCCCGGTCCCCGAAAACGCCCTGATTTCAGACTCTTTGAATACTATCTCTCGGGTGTCCATAGTAACCAAGCCGGTAATGTCACCCCCGTCTGATACTCTCTTAGTGAACAGGTCAGAGAACGACACACCCACCTCATGCCGCTTCAACTTAGAGAACCAAATGTTAGTCTTGTCTTCGTCGGGTACTAGCAGAACCCGATCCTGCCGCACGTTCATTATTGAGGACGCGGGTGGGCAGATGTTTTCTACAACCCCGCCCGTAGTGTACAGAGTTTCATAGTTTGCGATTGTTGCATCTGAGTAGGGGAGATCTACCATCTCAATATACATTGCCTCTCTGTCGTTTAGTTCTTGCGAGGGTATGGGCAAACGGTAGAAAGGCCCCCCCGGTGATCCGTCCAGGGTTCGGTAGAGAGTACATCTGATGTCGTTCCCCCGGTCATAGTCCCCCTCACACAAGGAAGAAACACTAACCGTCACCTCTTTGGCGTCTGTTGCGTCGTCAGTTGGACACCCACAACTTGGCGCGGATTGATGCCTTTGACCCTCCCTGTCTGTCCACTCGTATACAACAAGATATACCCAGTCGACCCCACCACCGGCTCCCAAACCATAAGTATAAAACACAGACTCCGGGAACAGATGAAAGCCCAACTCTTGGAAGCGCCCGTCTGCATGTCCCACAAAACCCCCGCCCGTCTGAATGCAAGGCCCCAACTCTGTTGACGGCTGGGCAACCTCTCCGAACGTTGTAGCAACCCCTACAATAGCCTGTTGTCCCACAGGGGACGCGGCAGTAAAGAGAATGTTTGTCCTTTTCGCCGCCGCGAACAGATAACTCCCATCAGCCAACACAGGCACCCCCGACAAGCTGGCCTCATATCCGTTGTTTGCCCCAGCCCAAGACAGCCCATGTGCCGACCCGGCAAATAATCGGGCGTCTGTCCTATATTTCTCGTCGTGGTTGGTTGTATCTTCGCCTTGTGACGACTTGAGAAAGAAAGTGTTTTGCAAAGACATCTGATAACGATCCTCTGGATCTTCGTGTAGCGGACCCCAAGAATCATGTACAGTCCAAACCCGGGCCTTGCTGTCGTGCGCCCATGCCTTAGAAGCAAGTCCGCAATGCGGCATTCGGTTGAATCTATAGGGGTTATTGCCGTCGAACTCGATCTGGAACTGATAAACAAACACCTCATATCTCATGTTGTTGCCGGTGTCGCACTCAACATAGAGTCTCATGTAAGACCGATTAGCGGCATATCGGTTAGCCGCTGGGTCCGCACAGCCAGTAATGTTTCTAACCGCATCAATGGGGAACTCGCCCGTTGCAGGTGGCCCCGCCTGAACGGTTGTGGGAGCTGTGTATTGTGTAGCGTCTGAGTTATAAACCTTGACCCTTAGCCAACCCGTGGTGCCAATGTAGGCAACGGTGACCTTGTTTGTTGCGGTTTCTTCGTCGTATGCCTCAAAGACAGTGACGGGGCCTGTTACAACCTCTGCTATTGTGTTTGTGTCTATGTGGTTGGCATCTTGGTCAAACCAAGAGACATTCAAGAAGCCGTCTTCTTCTTCTTTATAGGCCACAACGGCGCATTCACCCGCACTAACGCCCGTTCGCGTTGCTTTGCACACGTCCCAATAGTGGTCGAGGTGTCCGTCTACCTTTCTGGCTACCAAGTTCCCCGGAGCACTTAGTGTGTCCAACATCGTTTCGGCAGAATAGATAAGAAGAGTTGCTGCCGGTTGTGTTGTCCAGGTATGGAATCGATCGGAGAACCCAACGTTATGGATTCCTTGGGCATCACCGGATTCTCCTAGATCCAGCAACGGTTCATCGTCAAGAATCTTGGCATTGTTTGAGAGATCTATGACTGAGATGTGTGGACGCCTAACGGCCCCCGCGTCAGCCGGGTGGGGTAGTTTGATCCACCCATAACAGGCATACTCTTGAGCATTGTCAACCGCTACGTCTGGAATTACCTGCTGATGGATCGGCTCGGCTACATGCGTAATATCTAAGGACAGCGGCTCCCGGGTTCCTATGTCTTGCCATTCGTTGGCGTTGCTGTCATGGGTAAACATCCGGTTGCCGTCTTCTTGTGAAACGACAAGAGAACTGTTTACTTGGCGGGCAGTAATTAAAAGCTCTCCCCCACGACGGTAGACAGCAAAACCACCGTCAAGAACGTTTGAAGCAACAGTAAGAAGAGAAAACGGGGTCAGGAACCCGTTGCGCTTCGTGATTTGCTTGAGGTCTGAGAACACCCCGTTTTTCAACTCTAGCAACTGACCGGGGATTACTTGCTTTTGGTCTGTCTTGGTGTCCAGCCCACCGCCGAACGGCACTCTAATTTCGCTTTTCTCAAGCGGCATCTAAAACACCCACAAACTCAGGTCGCAGGCTGCGCTTGAGTCTAAGGAGATTGTTTTGTCATCCCAGGCAGAACGGACAACCCCCGTCCCAGCCAACGCTGTAAAGTCTGTCAATATCCACCCTCGGGGCTGCCTGCCTAACTTGTGGTTGATGTCCACGGTTACCGCTCCGGCAAAGGCAACATCCTCAATCAAGATACCATCCAACAACTCGTTTTCCTCAAGGGGCTGAACGAACTTCTTGACGTCCTGCATCATAAGTTCTAGATCTTGGTTCCCTGTCCTCTGTTCGTCTAGCTGCCTAATACTCATTACGGAAACCCCAGCTATCAAGATAGTTCTCTGTATCCTGCATACCGTGTGGTTCCCCAACGTCTCGATCTTCTGCCATGACAAGGATTCTCTGTAGGATTTCTTTCTGTCTCGCCCTCTGTGCCGATGCGTCTGATTCTTCTCTCTCTAGCAGGCGGGCCGCAACGCCTTCAATCGCGTACTCTTCCCACCCAGCAGGAAACCTAAAGTCAATCTTGTCCTGTAGGTTCAAAATGGGGTCGTATTGAGGCACGTACCAAAGCTCAAGCTCTGCCGTGTTTGTCGGGATCGGGTGAAGCATGAGCCGGTTGCCGCTCAGTCGATACCTTGTATATTCAATCGGTCTTGCCAGGATAGCCGCAAAGGAGTCAGCCTCTCCCAACTCACGAAGATTGAACTTTCTAAGGGGTGCGTGTCGCCTGCTATTCAGTATAGGGAACACCTTACGAAACTTGTAAAAGTCCGTAGGCATTGAATACTCTTGAATGTCGGGAACTACAGCGATAGCCTTGCGCTTTATGCAATAGTCCTCATACGTGCTAATCAGCACATCCCACAAAGTAGATAACTCAGCGTTGACGTAATAGATTAGCGCGTTAGGCACTATGTCAGCAGTAGGGATAGGATCGCCCGTTGCCGGATCGGCGGCTAGTTTGTCCGCTCTCTCAAGTGCAAGGATTACAAGTAACTCAAGGGTAGACTGGTTTGCCATAGGACATCCTCAAGAAAGGGGGGAGAGTTGCCCCTCCCCCCGTAAGATTACGCACCTGCTGATTCACCAGATAGAGTGATTGCCCAGTTGATTGAGCCGCCGTCATCCGGGTCAAGTGCTCCAGCAGCCACGTTGGTGTAAATAATCTGAGTAGCCGCACCCGCTGCGCCTGCTGTGAATGCCCCAAGGTTGCTAGACAAGTCAGCAGCCGCCGTAGCCGATAGATTACCAGCACTTATCCGTGCCCCAACTAACTGGTTGAAAGCCTCGGTAAAGGTAAGAGTATAAATACCCGTACCACCACCGCCAACCACTGTATCAACGCCCGCGCCCGTGATAGCACCCGGAGCGCCAGCCGCGCCAATCGCAACCCGACCACAAACCAACGTAGGGTCAGATTC